CTTTGTATTCAATACCGCTGATTACTGTTTCAAATTTTTCAATGTCTGCTTCCAGTCCATCAGCAGTAACAAGCGCTGTGCCTGTCACTGAATAATTTATGATGGCGCCATCAGTCTCCACTGACAATGCAGTGATTATGAGATTATTGGCCGGAGTAAATCCACCCAACTGTGTGCCCAACACAGTGATTTGTTCACTGGCACTGTAATCCACTCCAACATTGGTGAATTGCACATAGTAGGTATTGCCAATTCTGTACACTGTGAAGGCAGCTCCTGTGCCAGCCACTGTGTTGGAAGTATAGGTGGGATTCACATAAGAGTTATTAACAGTACTTTGATGACCTGAGATTACTCTATAAACAATACCCCCGTACTTGACTAAATCATCTTTGCGGTATCTGGTATTGGGACTCCATTCAATTCTATAATCCAAATTTCTTGTGTACAAAGTCCAGTTGGGTAGATCCAATTCCAGTCCTTCCAACACAGTGGCACTCACGTGATACACAGCGCACAGATACAATTGTCCGTTGTAGCGAATCAAATCTCCTTTGCTGTATGCTGTGCTGGGCAGCCATACACCTCTCCAGTTTTCACCTTCTGCAAACACAGTCCATTTGGCTTCGTCACCAGACAGTCCATCTTCTGCATCTGCATTGGAAGTGTGTCCTTCTAAACAGATCCACAATGTGGAACCTAATTTTGCTATGTCATTGATTTTGTAAAATGTGCTGGGTGCCCAATCACCAGTCCAACTCTGTCCATCCAACATCTGACTCCATTTGGGAGTGGCGTTGTCAAAATCTGTGTAAAAATTTGCGCTGGCAGTGTGAGCCACAAGACACACGTATACCTTGGCTCCAAATCTAACCACATCGTCTTTGATGTAGACAGTGGTGGCAGACCAAGAATTTCTCCATCTAAAACGTATGCGTTCAATTTTAAATTCTGGCATGTTATATTCCTACCGGATATGTGTATGGTTCGTTCACTCTCAATGTTAATTGTCCTTCTGCGTCAATGTAATACAAAATATTTCTGCTGTCCCAACGAAACTGTTCATAGTTTAAATTATCATACACTTTGGTGTGCTCCACATCTCTGCCTTCCAAAAAATCCACTCCTCGGGTAAAACTGGGCAAATTCTCAGTGGGGTCACCAGGTAGGTTAATTTGTAATGCGTCTGTGCTTTCAGTGCTCATGAGATCCACTTTGCCCAAATACAATTCGCCTGCATCAGTTCTTCTCAGACCATAAAAGTATCTGCTGGCACCCAATGTGTCTTCAATCTGTTGTATGTAATCACTGTTGTCAATCATATTTTTAAGTTACAATGTTAATGGTATTGCCCATCACACTATGGTTAGTGCATTGATAGTACAGTGTGCTGGGAGCATCCATGGGCACTGTGAAAGTGATTGTGGCAGTGCCAGCACCAGACACTCCATTGGTGTATGCAGCACCTGCATTAGCCACTCTGATTTCCAAAGGATGATTGGCATGCACAGTGTTGCTGAAAATGTATGTGGTTCCTCTGTGCAGATACAGAGTGGGATCATTGGTGGCTGCATAAAAACCTGGACCAGTCAACACGTAATCAGCATTGCCACTGGCGGCCAAACTCCATCTGATTATGGGACCATTCTGCTTCACCCAACTGGTGCCATTGTAATACAGCACATCGCCCACTGTGGGTGCGGATATCACCACATCTGTGAGATCATCCAATGTGGCAGGAATACTCACGCTGGTAAATTCCAGTGCAGTGGCTCCTGCGTTTACTTTGACAAATCTACCACCTGCTGATGTGTAGTTGGCTGGAGTGTCTGTGAGTGCAGTGAACGTGGTTGGTATGCTGGGCTGGTTGGTCAAATTCTGATAATTCAAGAAATATGTGCTGTCAAAACCATCCAATGTGTCAGCATTGGTGCCAGCACCACCTGATGTGGCATCAGCAGCCGGAACCCAATTGGTGCCATTCCATTTTAAAACCTGTCCCACCGAAGGAGCTGTTGTGGCAGTGTCCACATCCGACAATGAGTTGATTGATATGGCACTGAGATCTGAACTCTGTATGCCTGCCACAAATTCTAATCCAGTGGCTGCACTGTTAACTTTAACAAATTTACTGTTGGCTGAAGCATAATTGGCCGGAGTATCTGTGAGTGCAACAAACGTGGTAGCTGCTGCTCCACCTCCACCTCCTCCACTTACTGTGCCAGGAATCCAGTTGGAAGTGGCTGAGTTCCAAATCAAAGTCTGACCATCTGCAGGTACTGATGTGGTGTTCACATCACTCAAAGAGTTGATGCTGGAAGCAGTGGTCAATAATTCTGTCCATGTGCCATCCACAGCCACATAAGCCTTGTCAGTGTCACTGGTGAAACCAAACATGCCACTGTAGGTGGTAGCATTGGGCAAACCTGCCAAGTTGTTGTATTTGAAAGTGATTTTATTTTCGCCTGTGGCAGTGATCAGATTGTTGTTGACCACTGTCAAACTGATTCCGTTGCCCAGTGCTGCGTATATTTCATCAAAATTTGAATTGATTTTGACAGCTCCTGCTCTTAGATTATCCCCTTGTCCGTCATTGGGCACTACGCCATCATTGATTATCTGTTTTACCATGTGTGTCCTTGTTTGTTAATATTTACCATAATATACATATATTTTTTAAGTTCTGTCCCAGCTGGATTCATTGCTGTCAAAAGTAATTGTGTCTTGATCCCACTTGATGGAAGCTCCAGTGAACACAGGTATTTCGTTCACATTTGGATAGGTGTAGGCATTGGCTGCCACTCCTGGATTTTCCATATCAATGGGGTGATTGATTCTCACCACCAATTCTCCCTCGTCGTTGATATAATAATACAAATTGATATCATCCCATTTGTATTGCTCATATTTTAAATTGGCATAAATTTTGTCATGATTCACATCACGTCCATCGAAAAAATCCTGTCCTTCATTCCAATCATCATAGTTGTTGGTAGCCAGTCCAGGATTGTTGATGGTCACACTGTCACCCTGAGTCATTTGATCCACTTTGGCCAGATACAGCTCACCATCATCAGTGCGACGCAAGCCATAGAAATATCTATCCTTGTGAGTTTTGATGGTGTTTACTACGCTCTGTCCTATGTATTGCATATTATGAAATCTCCACGTAGCTCATCACCACATCCACTGCGGCTGCTGTGTTGCTCTCCACAAACAGATCATAGTTGGCAGGAATAATCAATTTTTCACCACTGGTCACCACACGCAAACTGCTGGCTGGTGCTATCTGTACATTTTTTAAAAAATACGCTTGAGCACTGGTATCATCCTGCACAAACACACTGGCAGTGATGATGCCTGCTGTGATATTGCTCAAACTCATGCCTATAACTGTGGTATTGATGCCCACAGGTGCCTCGTAAATTTTCACGGGACTGGTGCCCACTGCTGATTCTACCTTGTTTTTGAACGATGTTGCCATATGTTGTTATCCCAATGTTAGTGCGTATTTAACCGCTAATTCCTCTGCTCCCAACACACTGACTCCCCCTCCAGCTCCTGCCACAGAAACCCAGCTAGCGCCATCATAGATTTCCACTTGCAGATCCTGTGTGTTGTATCTGGTGATACCTATCACAGGCACAGAGGGTCTGGTGCCGGCATCTCCATAAGGTATTCTCACTCCACCTGCCTGACTCACATCCACATAACCGTCACCAGTGGTTTCAAACACAATGGGAGCATCGCTCACATAGTTGGTGATGGTGTTGCTTTGGAAGTTTAAATTTTCAATTCTTATGATGCCTGTGCCATTGCCATTCAATATTAAATCTTGATTCACTCCTGTGGTGGTGAGTGTGTTGCCTGATATGGTGATGCTGTCCACTTGTAATGTGTTCACATCAAATCTAGTGCTGTTGACATCTGCCACCAATGCACTATTGCTGTAAAATCTTATGGTATTATCATTGGCTCCTGGTGTTAGTTCAGGAGTGATGTAGGTGTTACGATCTAAATCATACACACCTTGCAACACAGTCCAACTACCATCATAACCTTCAAATAGGTTTGAATCGGTGTTGTATCTGATCATGCCCACAGTGGGCGTGCCCGGTCTGGCAGCATTGCCTCCTGCTGGCAATCTCACACTGCCTGTGCCGGTGAACACAGTGACTCCTGTGGCTGGAGTAAAAGTCATATCACCCACAGTGTTGGTGATGGTGTTGTCATTGATTCTAAAGTTTTCTATTTCCACACTGCCTGTGCCAGCACCACTCAATTGTAGATTTGAATTGGTGGTTTGTGTGGTGATTAAATTATTTTCAATTCTGATATTGCCATCCACGTTGATGGTAGAACTGTACACAGTGTTCCAGTTTTTTAATGCACTGCCTATGTTGTAAAGATTTGTGGTCTGTGGAATAATATCGCTGGCCACTGCTGCCACAATGCTCAATGTGTCAGTGGTTTGATCACCAATGGTGATATTTCCATTAATGTTCACATTGCCAGTCACAGCTAAATTGCCTGTGATGCTGACGTTGTCCAATAAATTTATTTGTCCATTGTCGGCATCTAAATTCAATGCTCCTGATGTGCTTTCAATGGTGTTGCCGCTCAATCTCACATTGTCTTGTTGAATCAATGTGCCGTCTATCACTGTGGTGTGTCCACCTGATATAAATGTCAATGCTGAGGCAGAAGACAGCACAGTGGATGCTGCTGTGAATGAAACTGCACCTGTGTCTTGATCCACACTGAACAGATCGCCCACTCTAAAATTACCTTCATGATCCACAGAGCTGTAGAATATTCTTGCATTGGATAATTCCACCACTTCATTGGCTTGTATCACAGTGGAAGCATCATTGTCCACTTCTTTGCCATTGCCGATGTAGGCAAAGTTGTGACCCACTAGATACATCAATACTCCTTCACCTGAACCATATGCTCCATAGTTGCCATACACTGATGCTGATGCTATGCTGCGCACTTCTGCACCAAAGTCTGTGTAGTCCACATTAACAAAGCTGTTGGCAGTGGCTCCGCCTGAGAAACTGATGTATTGTGCTCCAGTCACGGTGTCAGTGATGGTGGTTGAACCATTGGTACCATTGAAATTCAATAATAATTTTGTGTTGGGTGTGTTGACCAATTCAGCCACGGGTGCTGTGAAGTTGCTGGTGTACAAGGCTGCTTTAGTGATTCTCAAATCATCCAAATAACCTGGCAATGCATTGGCATACAGATAATCAGCGCCCACAATCACTGTGGATGTTACGCCGTAGTTGTTGGCATCTGTATAGGAACTGCCTTCCTGTGTGCCATTCACAAATAATTTGGTTGTGCCACTGCTTCTGCTCACGGCCACGTGATACCAAGTGTTGATGGCAATGGTGGTGGTGCCTGTGATTCTGTTGGCAGCGGCTGCGTAATATTTTATCACTCCGCCATCAATGTGTATCATTGGATTGTTGAGAGCAGATGCCGTTCTTTGTTCAATGATCACTTGATTGCCCACGCTGGTGCGTCTCAACCAGAACTCTATGGTGAAATTGCCTGATCCATAACCAAAGTCTGGATTGGTGGTGATGCTGAGATAATCACCAGTGCCATCCAACAGCAAACTGGCTGTGCCATATTTGAATTGAGCAGTGCTCAATTGAGCATCACCGTTGGCTGTGAATGTTTTGGGCAATCTGTCAGCAGCATTTTCAAATCCTGTGACCTTGCCTGTGAGATAAAATTTTGTGCTGTCCACTGTGGCAATGGTTCCGGTGCCCAACACTGTGCTGTTGTCCACGTCATAATAAGTGATGGTTTGTCCTGCTATCACTGCAGGTCCTGACAATCCTGAAACTTTTAACAGTGTGCGACCTGTGCCTTTGAGTCCTGACACACCGTCCACAGCATACAAACTACGATTGGCAAAATATGTGAATGAATTCAACCATTCCACTCTCACTCCATTGGTCATAGTTATAGCATCCACTCCTGGAGTTATGAATGTACAATTTTGAAACAGACAGCTGGCTTCATTGCTGCCTGCTGTGGCCACACTGCCATCCAAATATGCGCCTCGGCCGGCATCGCCTGCATTAAAACCTCTGGGATCAGAGCCACTGGTCACAGATCCTTGTGTGATCACACTGATATTTTTAATATAAGGTGAGCGTGTGGTCACTGTGAATGGGCTGGCAAATTTAAAAGCATATCCTCTGTTGAGTCCAGCATTGTAACGGAAATTAGCAATTGTGAGATCTTCTATGGTGGTTTCACCATTCAATATGAAAGCATTCTGATCAATGGTGCCACCAGTGGGTTGAATCAACACTGATCTCAAAGATTCTCCTTTGATACTCACTCCCACAGGCACAGTGATAGGAAATACTTCTGTGTAAGTGCCTGGATAGATGTGTATCATATCACCTGCTGTGGCCAATGTGATAGCTTGCTGGATGGTTAATACTGGATCGTTTTGATGCAATCCTGCATTGGCATTGTCACCGTTGGTTGCCACATATATGATGTTGCCTGGCACAGAGGTTAGATCTAATCCGCCCACTGTGATGTTGCCTGCCACAGTGATGTTGTCCACTGTGAGGTCTTGTGTAAAAAATTCATTCCATCTTTTGGCTGAAGTGCCCAAATCATAGGTATCAGTCACGTTGGGAATCATATCGCTGGCTATGTCAGCATTGATGGTCAAACTATCAGTGTTTTGATCTCCAATTGTTATGTTACCATCTGCTGTGATGCTGCCCGTAGCGTGTATGTTGCCAGTGACTTCCACATCACTAAAAATTTCAACTCGGCCTGTGCCATTGGGACGCAATTCAAGGTTCATATTGCTGGTGGTCACTTCAATAGCGTTGTTGGATATTTGTAAATCATCCACCAGTATGGCATTGTTGTACAAAATCTTGTCGGGTGATGCCAAATTTAAAATGGGTGCAGAAGTAGTGATGCTGGATGCAGTCAAAGTGAGATTGTTCACAGTGCTTACACCGGGTACTTCTAAAGTGGTAGTTCTGATGGTTCCTACAACGTCTAAAGGATACTGAGGACTGGCAGTTTTTACACCGATCCTGGAGTTTATTATATCAATATACAACAGATCAGTCTCAAAGGCAATGTTTTGTTCCGCCACTGGTAATGTGGAACGGATCAAGTTATCCTTCAAGAGCTGACCGGAAATTCGACCAACGGCCATGCTATTCTCCTTTAAACGGGCATCCTTGTGCCACCAACCCGATTTTCACTCTTTATTGGGCAAAGATTCTTCGCCGGTTGACCACGGTTTGTCCTGCACAATCTTGGTCAGATTGCAGCATTAAGTGTATTTATTGATTTTGGGTGTTTTAGTTCTGTTAAGCTAGAATTAATTCGTAGATCACGTTGATTTCTTCCACTTGACTCTGAGGCACTATGGTGCCGCTGACTCCTGCTGCATTGCCCCACACAGTGCCGTCATACACCTGCAACAATTGTAGGGTGGTGTTCCAGTACAGTTCTCCTATCACGCCAGGATTTCTTTGTAGAGTGGAGCCATAAGGCAAACGCACTCCTGTGCCATTGGCACTCCAATGCACATATTGTTCTTTTTGCACGCCTGTCATCTGAAACTGTATGTCGCTGTTGGTGCCTGTGTTGCGTATGCTGCCGTTGTTGAACACATAATTGCTGGTGTCAAAACGCACCACTCCTGTGCCGTTGGCAGTCAATCCAGCCACTGTGCCTGGTGTGGCAGTGGCCACCGTAACTGTGTTGTTGTCCAATGCAAATTGTGATTGACTGTGAAAACGATTCACAATTAAATTGCCTGCAGTGTCTATTCTACCA